GCTGTCAGCATAACCCGTTCTAAGGACGGCCAATTGTGTAAATCCAAGTATGACAATTTAGTATACAGTTCGTCACGCTTATGGACCCAGGGGTCTAGATTTTCACGTCTTACTCGCTCTAAGAAACACTGAACCTCGAGAGTGAACTCAATACATCCGGTGCCGAAGCAAGACAACTGAAGTGCCTTAGCACGAGAACAGAATGCATTGAGGGAGGTATCACGTGATGCCGGGAGTAAGAGCTGGGCCATCAACTTGTCATAATTGGCATATGGTCGTCCGTTCTTGAGTTCGTAGCCCAAGAAGGTTATGGTTTCCCCGATTCCGGACTTGTCACTTAGGACAAACCCGAACTTCTCCTTCGCAATACTTTCTATCTTTTCTAGTAGACCTGGTTGATATTTGACAGCTATGAGAGAATCGTCTCCCAAGAACCATCGAGCACCAGTTGAGTACTTTACGCCTATGGTGAGTAAACAATAATGCATCACCAATGCATTTACAACACTGTCTATCATATTTGTAAAATAAGAGCCGGACGGAACACCCTGATGCTTAACGAGTACTTCACCTGATGGTAACTTTATCGGTGTATTGATAAAGTAGTCCACAATCCGATTCCATAATCTAGGTAACGTGTGATCATGGGTAGGTTTGCCGTGAATCTGGTATCTACTGAAATCTAATTGTTCGCGGAGTATACTAAATGCTATACGGATTAGCCAAGCCGGTACTTTAGAATCAAAACTTTTCCAGTCGGTACTGAGCCAAGTATAAGACTTGGGCTTCTTATTTAATAAAATGCGCGCGTGACCATGAACATATTGAATCCACAAACCGTATGTCGAAGAAACATGTTGGTAGCGTTGAATAAGAGGTTGAGCAAACATGCCTTCGGCATATGTCATATGTGCGGGATAGACCCACACAAGTCTGAATTTACCAGGTTCTTTGGAAACCTGAGTTCTTGCAGCTGCAGTACATGGTGTACGACAGCGTCCATAGATACCATATTTAAGATTGTGGACCCACTGTTTTATAGTGTTAGGTGGTACATCGCGTTTCTGTTTCATGCCTTGCGTAGTATAAGGCAAGCCGGCAGATTTGTCAGGGTGTGGAAAGAATCGGATACTTTCATTTATATGATAGGGATAGCACTTTGGAACTGTAAAGTCTCGTGTTGTAAGTCTAATTGCCTCTTCAAGAATTGGATCATCTTGGGGCTTCTTTGGTAAAGACTCAAAATAAGATAGAATTTTATAATTATAATCCAACTGATGTGGAAGATATCTAAAATATTGCGTAGGAGGAAAATATTTTGTTGCGCCTATCCAGGCCAATAATTG